TTTTTAGATATAAATAATTTTGTTTATCTAACAGATATTTGTGAAGTGTGTCATAAAGGCGAACTATTTCCCTTGGAAGAAGATTGTATTATGATTTGCAATGTGTGCTCAAGGAGTATTCCATATCTTATTGAAAATGAAAAACCGAGCTATAAGGAACCACCAAAGGAAGTTTGTTTTTATGCTTATAAACGCATTAATCATTTTAAGGAAATATTGGCTCAGTTTCAAGGCAAAGAAACAACACAAATACCGGAAGATGTCATTGAAAATATAAAGATGCAAATTAAGAAAGAGAGAATTGAAATAGCACAAATTACAAATGCAAAGACAAAAGAAATTTTGAAGAAGCTTGGATATAATAAGTATTATGAGCATATTCCATTTATCAAAGATAAACTTGGAATTAAACCGCCAATTATGTCACCTGAACTTGAAGAGACACTTTGCAATTTATTTATTGAACTTCAAGCTCCATATTCAAAATATTGCCCAGATGACCGCGTTAACTTTTTGAATTACTATTATACAGCATATAAGCTTTGTGAACTTCTAGGAGAAGAAAAATATTTAGAGCATTTTCCAATGTTAAAAGACCCAGAAAAAAGAATGGAACAAGATATTATTTGGAAAAAAATTTGTGAGGAATTAGATTGGGAATTTATACCTACAATTTAATTTTCTATGTTTTAAATTATTAATTTTGAGAGAATAATTTACACTCTTGAAGATTTAGTTAAGCCTACATAATTTATGTATTTAGATTTTTAGCTTCATATATATAATAATATATATGAGCAGTTTTAGTAAAAGATTAAAAGAATATGCTTCGTCCGGAAATCCGGCGGTAAAGGAAATGTCTAGTGCAGATAGAGAAAGAGGAGAAAGAGACAGATATGACGATAGAAGAGGACCCAGATATGACGATAGAAGATATGATGATAGAAGATATGTTGATAGAAGATATGACGATAGAAGATATGTTGATAGAAGATATGATGATAGAAGATATGATGATAGAAGATATGATGATAGAAGATATGATGATAGAAGATATGACGATAGAAGATATGACGATAGAAGATATGTTGATAGAAGATATGACGATAGAAGAGTATATGAAAATGAACCATTTAAAATAGCATTTTTATTTTTAGTTCGTGATGATATAAATTATCCGGATATTTGGGAGAATTATTTTAAAGGAAATGAAGATAAAATATCTATATATTGTCATCCTAAAAATCCAGAAAATGTAAAGACAGAATGGTTGAGAACAAATATTATTCCAAACTTAGTTGAAACAGAATGGGGACGAATAACAGATGCATATTTTACTTTAATTAATAAAGCTCTACAAAATAAAGAAAATAAAAAATTTGTAATAGTAACAGAAAGTTGTTTACCTTTAAAGACATTTGACCAATTATATAATTTTTTTGATTCAAGCGATATAAGAACTTCTTACATTAAATTTTGGTATTTAAAAAGATATGATATTGGTGCGAGATTAAAAGATAGGACATCTTTTGTAAATATTCAAGGTGAAACAATTCCTTTTATAAAACATTATTCAAGGTTCTGTTTATCAAGATATCATGCATTAAAATTATTAAATTATACAGAAGATACTGATATAACAGATACATATGTGCATAATAAAGATTTAGATATGTTTAATGATATAGAAGTCGGAGATGAATTCTTTTTGTCGTTATTAGAAGCAAGAAAAGGGGAAGATTACATAATGGATTATGAAATAACATATGATAATTGGGAAAGAGTTCCAATAGAACGAGAAAATATAGAAAGAAGAATACAACAACTAAAAGAAGAACAAAAAAAAGCGTCAACAACAAAAATCGAACATATATTGGAACAAATAAATAAATTAAAGTCAAGATTGAGAGAATTAACAGGAGCAAACCCATATGCGTATTATGAAGTAAATGCACAAGATATACGAATGGCGTTAAGAAAAGAAAGTTTTTTTTGGAGAAAGTTTCCGAAAGAATCAAACATAAGAGAATACTATTCATCTGAAGGAGTTCCAATGATTAGAGGAGGAAAAAAAAGTAAAACAAAAGTAAAAAAAATGAAGACAACAAATAAAACAAATAAGAGGAAATATAACAAAAGAAGAACATTTAAGATTTATAAAAATTAATTAAACTCGGCACTTAAAATACGCGTTGCTATAAATCTTCAAGGGTGTAAAACATTTTATTTGGGTCTATAAGGGAATAACTCGAGTTCACGTGTATTATATATTGAATAGTTAGGGTCATAACTATTTGCACCTACACCATTGCCGTAACACATTCCACCTCTTTGTTTTCTACTTTTTCTAGTCTTTCTTCCTTTTCTAGAAGTTTTTCTTCTGCGTCTTTTTCCACCAGTATCACTTGCGAATGATTCATTACCAGATGAAATTGATGATAATGAACCATCAGACATACTAGAATTTCCAAATGATTCATCTGGAGCAGTAGTATTTGCTCTCATACTGTCTTGAGTTACATCTAAATCTGACATATGTAAAGAACCATTATCACTATTAAATGATATATCCATATCATGAGCATCATCTTGAGCATGTGGTATAGCATCTATAGCTTCTGCATTTGGATTTTGAAATATTTGTTCATTAAGAATTTCAATCATTACTTGTTCAGATAATTCATCATCAGGAACTTGATTTCTTAATTGGTTGACTTTAAATATAACTTCGTTAAATGGTATTTCCATATCCTGTAAAGATTGAATTTGATTTTCTGAAAAATGAGCATCTTGCAATTCTTGTATTTCTGTTTGTGAATACGCACCGCCAACCATTTTTCTTGTTCTAGCTATTCTTCTTTTTTGTCTTCTATTATGTGTATACTTTTTGACCATAATATATTATTACTAGATTAAATATATTATGAATTATTTAATGGCTTACTTGTTTAAAAACCACCAGGGAATTTAACTAAGTTAGCACCGATACCGAATCCGGCACCACTACGAGCAGTGACACCCATAGATGGAACATAGGTATCAAGAATGCTAAAGGTGGCAGCAGCAGTTAAGGCGATTAAGATAATTTCCTCAATATTCAAGGAACGTTTAGGAATAGCATAAGCAGCAATAGCGACCATTAAACCTTCGACAAGGTACTTAATAATTCTCTTGACAAGTTCACCAACGTTAATTAAACCGTTCATTATATTAAATATCAAGAAAAAATAATTTGTGCGCTAAAAAACTTAAAAATAAATAAAATAATTAATTAAAATGGATCGTTCTAAAACTAAACAATCTGCTAAAAAGGGATTTGAGAGAAAGCAAGCCAATGGAAAAGAAAACCCTAAATATGTCGATATATTAGAAACTGATAAACCGATTGCAGGTCAAAATTTTGTTTGTATGTCTTTTGTATCTCCGGAAAAAGTTCTAAAGCAAAAGGAAGTATTCTTTTTTGAAGAATTCCTAAAGAACTGGGAATTTAATAAATCTATGGAAAAATTTCTTCAATTTGTCAATTTTATTTCGTTTAAATATAATGTTTCATTTGAAGATTTAAATAAGGATTTTAAGGATTTTGTTCAGGAAGAGAAAGAGAATTTGGTAAAGTCTTCTTTAGATGATGATTATAAAACTTATTTAGATAATCATGAAGACGATTTACAAAAGAAATTTGATGTTGCAAATAACTTCCAAACAAGCACAAGAGGTCTTAAAGTTCGCGGTGTATATCCAACACAAGAAGAAGCTGAATTGAGATGCAAAATGTTGAGAGAAATTGATCCAAATCACGATGTATTTGTTGGACCAGTTGGAATGTGGATGCCTTGGGATCCTGAAGCATATAAGACTGGACGTGTTGAATACATGGAGGAAGAACTTAACCAATTGATGCACGAGAAACAAAAGAATGAAGCTAATGCTAAGACTGCATTTGAACAACGTGTTAAGGAAACTAAACAAAAGGCTATTGAAGAGAATGTTAAGAGAGCCGAAAAGACTGGTAACCCTCTAACTCAAACAATTGACGAACAAGGTAACTTGATTGGTGTTAATAATACAAATACTCAAGAGTTTGCATTGGGCGAACAAGAAAATATTTCAACTGCTGATATTTGTGCCGAATTGTTTGAAGGTGAGAATGTTGTAATTGGAAAGACTGATAATGGCCAAAGTTTGTTGAAATCTGGTCCATTTGCAAATAAAAAGTAAATAGTTTATTGAATATTAATACTTAAAATTATTATTTATGTATTAATAATGACATTAAAAACAACATTTGTTTTAGTTACAGATAACAATTATTTTTATAAAGCAATCGTTACTATTAATGATCTGAGAAGTGTTGGTAAATGGAATGGAGATATAGTTTTGATTACAATAGATTTTAATTTAGACGAGCAATACAAGATAAATAATAATGTTATTGAACAAAAATTTCATTGCATTGATAAGACTGGACTTTTAAACAAAATTGGACCAAATGGTTTTGATAATAGTGATAAGAGAGAATTAAATAAATTAAATCAATGGGAAAAATTACATGCTTTTGATGATTATTTTTTGAACTGGGATAGAGTTATATTTTTAGATGCTGGACTAAGAGTATTAGATGATGTTAGATATATTTTAGAACTTGACTATAAAAATAAAATATTGGCACCAATAGATGGTAAACAATTAATAATAGATCCAACTTCTATCTTTAAACATCAATTAGATCATTCAATCCCAGAAAAAATAGATTTGATTAAAAAAGATTTTGGAGAGAATATTTTTGAACAACATCATATGTTAAATTGTATGTGGGTATATGATACAAATATATTAAAAATATGCAATAAAGAACAGTTAATTGAAGCTATGAATAAATATACTGTTTGTAGGACTAATGAAATGGGTATAATGAATTTATTATTTCATTTTAAATATAAATTGTGGGAAAGACTTCCTCCTATTGCTTCAAATGGCAAATTTTTGTTCGAATGGTGTGAATTAAATAATAATTTTTATACCACATGGCAAAATTATTGTTTTATTAAATATCCAATATCAATTTCACTTAATCAAAAACCTTATTAAAACTCTGTATTACTTGGTTTATATAATGATAATTGATTTGAGATATATACATTTTTAATATTAGGAATACTAAATATTCTATAACAGAAAACACAATCTTCTTTTCTGGCATATTCTTTTTCTTCTGGATATTTTATAATGTCAAATATATGTTGTTTTATGCTAGATTGTGAATGATGAATTGATTGAGATTGATATTTATAAAAATCTAAATGTCTTATACATCCGGTGTAACACTGTATTAATTCATTTATTCTTATATCAATATTATCAATATGATTAAAATTTGAATCATTCATTAAAAAATTATGAAGAATTATATCACAATCAGTTTCTTGAAAAGTTTTTAGTAATATTTCAATTCTTTGAGG